AAAAATCCGACGACAGCCTCCCAGGCTCTGTTAAAGGAAGCTTCGAGATCGATGGCTTTCTGCTCAATGCCTTCTTCGCCGCTTTCGGCATCTTTGCCCGTGCCGCCAAATATCGACGCCCACAGATCGGAGAAGAAATCGCCAATGGGCTTTACGGTCGGAAGCACCAGGTCGTTCCAGTAGGCCTGGATCTTCCCGATGATTTCCTCCCATTTTGATTGAAGCAACTCAATACTCAGAGCACCCGTCTCGGCATCTGTCACGTCGCCTGTCAGATTCTTGAACCAGGTCGACACAGACGTCCAGGCCTGATCGGCGATGGGCGTTAAGAAGTCTTTAATACTCGTCCACGTCGTGGAGAACCAGTCTTTGATGGAATTCCAGACACCCTGCAGTTCCTCAATCCGCTTTGCGCGGGCTTCGGGGTTCTTCGGATCACCTGCGAGGTCATTGAACCAGTCAGCGATCGGCTGTGTCACAGGCGCAAGGAACTCTTTGATCTTCGTCCAGGTGTCTGAGAACCAGTCTTTGATCTTCGTCCACTTGTCCTGAATATCCTGGACAAGCTTCGTGCGCTTCTCCGGATCGCTCATATCACCGATCAGTCCATTAAACCAATCGGAGATCGGCGTGAAAAAGCCCTCCAGGAAACCCTTCAGTTTCTCCCACGTCGTGGAGAACCAGTCTTTAATCTTCGTCCACTTGTCCTGGAGCTTTTCCAGAGTCGTGGTCTTATCCTCAGGATCTTTGAAGTCGCCCAGTATGGCACTGAACCAGTCCGATACCGCGTTCACCTTTGTTGAGATCCACGTAAGAGCACCCTCAATCTTCTTCGGAATCTTGGCAAAGAAGCTGAGAATATTATCGAATGTCTTGTTGATGGAAGCCTGAACCTTGCTCTTGCTCAGCCACTTGCGGACCTTCTCTGTGAATCCCTGAATAGCCTTGGCCGCCTTGTTGATGATCGTCGTGAACGGCTTGAGAATATTCAGAAGGATCTGCGTGAACTTCTGAAGCTTGTTCGTGCGGGCATTCTTGTACACGGGGTCATTGCCCAGCAGCAGATTGACGAAAGTCGTCACAATGCCGCCGATGTCAGCAAAGGCCTTGCCAAGGGAAGAGAACGTTGGGCCAAGCTGCCCAAATATCCCTTTGATGAAAGAACCGATGTTGCCGGCGACATTCCTAAGCAGCTCAATGATGCTGCTCAGACCATCCTTGATCCGAAGCATGGTCGGCATGAATTCCTGCCAATAGGAGAAATATCCGGCGATATCCTGTTCGCCCTTGAGCAGTCCATTCTTTTCCGGATTCAGAAGCCAGGACTTGGAACTGCTGACCTCGTCGTCAGTCAGTGTTATGAAATCCGCTACCGTGGATAGCGCATCCGCCAGCCCATTCAGCTTGCTCGGAATGTTGGTGATCGCCGCGGAAACCTGGCTCATAATCGCGCCGCCGAACAGATTGCTTAACGCTGTCGAAATATCAGCGACAGGCTCCATCAGGGCGTAGAAGCTCGTCCTGATCCGGTCAAATGCACCGCCGGAAGCCAGCTCCTCAAAATATGAGTTTCTCAGGTCATTCCACGGCATCAAAATATCGTAGATGCCATTGGCCAGATTGGTGAAGAAATCAGTGGCGGTATCAAGATCGCCAAACACAATCTGCCAGGTTCTCAGCCAGCTGGAGGACACCGCATCAGCCGTAGCATCCCACACATCCTGAAAAGAACGCGCCTTCTGAGCCATCTCATAGGCGGCCTGGTCCATAGCATAACTCTGAAAGAGGTTCGCCATCACATCACGGTCAACCCAACCATACGTCAGTGTTTCGGTCAGGTTGTCCATCGTAACTGTGATGGCTTTCTTGTCCTTGCCGACGGTCTTTCCGAGCACCTCGAAGTTCTTGTTCAGCTTACCCGTCGCAACGCCGGCTGCCAACAGCCTCTTCCTGAAGTCCTGTGTGGCAAAACCGGACGCATCCAGCGAATACCATTGCTGCAGGGAAAGCTCGCCCTTGGTCATCGCCTTAGAGAAGGCATTAAATATCGGCTGGGCATTACGCGTACTGACACCAGCGCTTGCTGCAGCGTTTGCAATACCCTCGATGATCTTCTCGGACTTTTCAAGACTCTGACCGGCATTGACGAAAGACGACGCAGCCGCTGTCATCTGTGTAAAGCTGTAGCTGGTCTCGTCTGAATATTTCATCAGATTGGCCAGGTTCTTGTCAATTACACTAAGAGACTCACCGGCATTCTTCATGACAGCCGTAGAGGACAGCATGTCGAAGTATTTCGTCATTCCCTCGCTGACAGGCTGAATGGCAACCTTATTGACAAGATCTGTAGCCATGCGGACTGCCTTGTCGCCGAGATTAGACAGCACCTGCATGCCAACGATGCCCATGTTGGTGAATCGGCTGGCGATGGTGTCCACCGCGTCGGCGAGTCGCCCGAAGTCGAGCCCGTCCACCGACTTCTGCAGCCGGTCCAGACCATCCTCGGCGTGTTTGAACTGGAGGCTATCTTCCAGCTTGCCAATCTGCTTGATGGTATTGTTGACGCCTTTTTCAAACTGTTTGTTGTCAAACTTCATTTGAACAACGCGTTCTTCAATCGTTTGGCTCATCCGATAACCTCCTTCCATGCCTGCTCTGTCAGTCCGTCAAAAATCGGCCGGAGCGCGGGGTTGATGTAATCTCGTCCCTCGACCCAGCCGCCGTTTCTTGTCGCATGTCCGTATTGCAGAATGATGGCGATGTTGCATCCATCCACCACGTTCTCGTTGTTGAAGCGGATGATGTACTGACCATCTTTTGCATCAATCTCATACTTCCAGCTGTTGGCCGTCTTCTCAGAATCGACTGGCGTATTCTGTCGAAGGGCTTCTACGCCCTTCTTTCCAAATTCGTCAAGCACCTTTTTGTAGTCAACAGTTGCAATCCGGTACAGGTACTTGAGTGTCCGTTTGAATCCTTTGCCCGCGTACACTTTGATCATGCCGTCACCTTCTCGACCTGTGATGAGCATTGCGGGATGCGTTGAGTGCCCTCCGCTGGGCCGCTTCGTCCTTGCGGGACATCTTTTGTGCCGGCTGCTGCAACGCGTCGCAGGCCTTGATCAGTGTCATCAGCCTATTGAAATGCCACTTCTCACAGGAGAAGGGGATCTGCAGGATCGCCATCCACGCGTATACCCGCTCAGAGGTGATCACCACGCGCTGGCCCTTCTTTCCGCGGTCGGGAAAGGTGGACGCCGTCATGGTATCGTTGATGTAATTGCTGATCTTCTCGGCAATGGGACCGTCCAGACGAAGATAGCAGTCGTCATCCGGATCCACGTTGTTGATTGTCATACACCGCACATAATCGATGAACTGGGTGCGCGTCAGGGGCTGGGATTTAAGGAAAGGAACCTTCCATTTTGATTCCCACTTCGATATAGAGATGAGAGAGTGCTCCAACTGGAGCTTCTTCTCCTTCGTCTGAAGGAACTCGTTGTTCTCCTCATCCCAAAGCTCCCGCCCGGGGATTGTGATTGGGAGCATTCTCTCATCCCTCCATGCAACGATCAGGTCGCGGGCAGCGCCTTAATCAGCTTTTCATCCTCGCTGCTTTTTTTGGCTTCGGCCTCGGCGTTGGCTGTCACAGCCTCAGCCACATCGGAGGGCACAATGCCATTGATGAAGCTGGCAAAGGCCTTCTCATCGGACAGCAGCTCCATCAGCAGCTCAGAATATGCAGGCGTCGCCTTGAACTGCTCCGTGATCTCATCGCTCTTGACAAATCTGCGTCCGTCCTCAGACTTCTCACCGTAGCTCATACCGATGAAATCCTCGATAGCCTTCAGAATCTTGTGATTGTCGCGCTCCCGCACGATCTTCTTCAGACGGTTGTCCATGCCACCTGGGGCCATGAAGTTCATCCGGATGAGTTCCGCCTTGGTCAGGTTGAAGTAGAAGTCCTCAGAGCGCTTGTTGCCGTCATAATCCTCAAACGTGATCGTCTTTTTCAGCATGGTTGATTTCTCCTTTCTGAATGTCAGGCAAATAATATGCGCGCGTCAAAAACGTGAAACCTCGCGCGCATGCACTTTGGCGGTTTGATGATCATCGTGTAGTCTTCAGAATGGTCACTTCAGTTTGGCCAACACTTCATCGGGCGACGGCAGATGAGCAGCCTTCTGTTCAGTACCGTACAGCTCGTCTTCAAGCGCCGTAAGCTTGGTCGAATCCACCTTGGTGGAGTCAATCGTGATCAGAGCGGTGGGCTTGAAGCCGGTCACGGCCACAGGAGTCGTGGTGACATCCCAGCTGAAGGTGATGGCGTCAGGGCTCTCGTTCATGGTCTCGTAGCTGCGCTCAGAGGGAGAACAGCTGGCGTTGTACACCAGGTGCAGCTTGTACTTGGTGTCGCCGGCAGGAGACGTATCGGTGCCGATCGCGGTGCGGTAGGTCATGCCGAAAGTCTTCCGGGGCTGCTGAGCAACGTAC